GGCGCACATTTTCAGTGTTTTTGAAAGATTTACAGGCGTTTTTGCACCAAAACGGCGTCAAAACGTTGAGCAATTCCATCGGTAAGTCAAAACACGCAGAATTGCCAATGAATTGCCATACTATTCAGCCATTACGGTGAACAACGTAATCAGAACATCCGTCACGGATTCAGCTGGCCAGCCGCTGTTCTGCTTCACGTGTGGGTGGCCACTGGTTCTGCCAGCGTACCACCGGCCATGGTGCTGCCTTCAGTCTGGAGACACGCCACGGTCAGCGGCTGGTCAGCGCCATGACGCCGCACGGACCACAGGACAGCGTGACCTGTTCACCGCAGATGACCGCAGATAACCGCAGCCGACCGCACCGTGCGGACACACGTGAATGGGCTGGCCGCTGTGCCTTTGTCCTGGCGTGCGGTCTGGCCACTGGCTGGTGCGGTGCGCTGCTGGTGGCTGCGGTCTATGGCGGTCCAATCAGTGACCACAGCGCCAACATGATTTCGGCCATCGGTGGTGCGATGTCTGGCGCAGTGGCCACATACCTGGGTTCCACCCTGCACACGGCACAGCAGCGCCGTGCGGCTGATCATCAGGAGTCCACATGAATGCTGATGTTCCCACCCTGTGCTTGGTACTGCAGCCGCACGGCCATGACTGCACGCTGATGCTGGATGACGTGGACGTGTCACGGCACGTGCGTGGCGTGGATATCGCGGCGCACGTGGGTGAACTGACGCAGGTGCGCATCACGCTGCTGGCAAAGGTGACTATCATCGGTGAAGCTGGCAGGGTGACGTTTGTGAAGGATGGTGAACCATGAAGGAAGACACGGACTGCAACGCCATTGCGGTCATCCGTTCCACGCCACCGGCATACGGCGTTTGCCGTGCAGAGACATGCCGGAAGAACGTGGAATGGGTGACCACGCTGAAGGGGAAGAAGGTGCCGCTGACCTTGCCCGTGCTGATCCAGCGTGTCTATGAACGCACTGACGGCACCTTTGTCAGCGTGGTGGACTTCAGCGCCGTTCACTGGTCCACCTGCGCAGAGTCACGGGACAGGGTGGCCGTGCGGACTGGTGGACGCTATGGCCGGTAATTGGAACAGCGGCAGGCGTCCGGCACCCACACGCATGAAGGTGCTGCGTGGGAAGCTGAAGGCACCACGCAAAGACGAACCGCAGCTGCCACCAGTGTCTGCGGACTTTGATGAACCACCACCAGAACTACGAGAAGACAGCCGTGCCATCACGGAATGGGCACGTGTGGTGCCTATCCTGCGCACCTGCGGGATCATCAGCCACGTGGAACGTGGGGCACTGATTGCGCTGTGCCAGCAGTGGTCACGCTATCTGGAAGCGCAGCACCGCATTCACACACTGGGCATGGTGGTGAAGCTGCACACTGGTGTGCCTGCCGTGAATCCATACCTGAAGGTGTCTGACCGTGCGCTGACCCACTGCCGTCACCTGTGGACCGAACTCGGCCTGACACCAAGTGGCCGGTCACGCATGTCCACGCTGCCGCAGATGGAAGCGCCGCAGAAGTCCAAGTGGGCAGGACTGCTATGACGTATCAGTGGCAGGAGACAGCCGCACTGATTAACCTGCAGGTGTCATGGCGTGAAGCACTGGCCATGAACTATCTGGAACGTGCAGGCTTCACCTTCCTGGTGGACTTTGGCTATCGGAACGCCATTGACAAAGCACTGGCGCACTGGTGCGCACGGAAGGCACGGCCATGAACCTGGAAGACCTGACGCCAGATCCGGCCAACAGGCGCAAGCGCACGCCACGCAATGTGGAGATGTTGACGGACGCACTGCGTGACGTGGGTGCTGCCCGGTCCATCGTGATTGATGAACACGGTGAAGTCCTGGCAGGGAACGGCGTGGTGGAAGCAGCGGCTGCCGCAGGCATGCAGAAGGTGCAGGTGGTGGACGCTGACGGCAGCACCATCATTGCCGTGCGGCGTAGCAATCTGAGCGCAGAACAGAAGCGTGCGCTGGCCATCTATGACAATCGGTCAGCGGAACTGGCCGAGTGGGACGTGGACCAGCTGCGTGCAGACGCAGACGCTGACCTGCCGCTGCAGCCGTTCTTCACCGAGCAGGAAGAAGCAGTGCTGCTGGGCACTACGTCTGATGGTGACTGGTCCGGTATGCCGGACTTCCGCCAGCCGGACGCCAATGGCTTCCGCACGCTGACCATCCACTTCCGTGACCAAGCGGCTGTTGATGCCTTCAGTGCGCTGGTGGGTCCGCTGCCGGACAAGGCGCACGGTATGTGGTGGCCACGTGACGCAGACGGACTGCTGAACCATCCAGTGCCGGTCTTTTATGACCACACGGAAGACGCTGGCAGTTAACGCACCCGGCGTCGTGGCGTGGCTGGTGCGTCCATCAGCGGTGGCAGGTACTCCGTCAGTATTTCCCGCACCAGCTGCGCAATGCTGGTGGTGCGTGCCACCGCTTCCGCCTGCAGGTAGGCATATTGCGCAGCGGTCAGACCAACAGTGATGTCACGGTAATGCGTGCCGCGTCTGGTCTTTGTTGACATACCCAATGATGCAGCCACGGTTCCCTGTCTACATTGTCAGCAAGGGTAGGCATGACTTCCGGCGCAGACTCACCATCCGTGCGCTGGATGCCATGCGCACGCCGTATCAGGTGATTGTGGAAGAACAGGAACGTGACCTGTATGCCATGGACTGTGACCAGTCACGGCTGCTGGTGCTGCCGTCTGAGTATCAGCAGCGATATGACACCTGCGATGACCTGGGAGACAGCAAGTCACGTGGACCAGGTGCCGCACGGAACTTTGCATGGGACCACGCCACTGCCGCTGGTGCGCCGTGGCACTGGGTGATGGATGACAATATCTACCACTTCTACAGACTGAACCAGAACGTCAAAGCGTGGGTCACGGATGGTGCCACGCTGCGTGCCATGGAAGACTTCTGCCTGCGGTATGCCAACGTCAGCATGGCTGGTCCGAACTACGAATCACTGACACCACGCAAGATTGCCCACCCACCCTTCAGGCTGAACACACGGATCTACAGCTGCAATCTGATACGGAATGACGTGCCATACCGCTGGCGTGGCAGGTACAACGAAGACACGGACCTGTCACTGCGCATGCTGAAGGCAGGCTGGGTCACGGTGCTGTTCAATGCCTTCCTGCAGGACAAGGTGCGCACGCAGGTGGTGATGGGTGGCAATACGTCTGACTTCTATCTGCAGGAAGGCACGCTGCCGAAGTCGCAGATGGTGGTGCAGCTGCACCCTGACTGCGCACGGCTGGTCTGGCGTTTTGGCCGCTGGCACCATCACGTGAACTACCGGCAGTTCCGGCAGAAGCTGGTGCTGCGCCGTGGCGTGCAGCTGCCTAACGGACCCAATGAATACGGCATGGTGCTGAAGCGGAAGACGGCGCTGACAAAGTAGACTTATCAGGCCAGTTTCCCCACTGGCTGACTTCCCTGCCGTGTCAGTGGACACGTGACACACGCTGAACGCAAAGTCGCCATCATCAACAGGCTGACCCACACCAAGGGTCCGTTCGCTGGCCAGTCCTTCCAGCTGCGGCCATGGCAGGAGAAGCAGATCATCCGGCCACTGTTCAAGACTGACCGCAGCGGCAGGCGTGTGTACCGCACCATGCTGCTGATGATGCCAAGGAAGAATGGCAAGACAGAGATTGCCGCAGCACTGGCGCTGGATGGTCTGCTGTTCGACCAGGAAGCAGGCGCAGAAGTCTACAGTGCGGCAGCGGACAAAGACCAAGCGGCGCTGGTCTTCAATGTGGCTGCGCAGATGATCAGGAATGACAGTGAACTACTGGCGCAGTGTGAAATTCTGGACAGCCAGAAGCGCATAGTCCACCGCAAGTCCGGCAGTATCTACAGAGCCATCAGCGCAGAAGCCTATTCAAAGCACGGCTTCAACGCCAGCCGCGTCATCTACGATGAACTGCATGCGGCACCCAGCCGTGAACTGTGGGACGTGCTGGCGTCATCCACTGGCGCACGTGCGCAGCCGCTGGTCATTGCCATCAGCACCGCTGGCTATGACCGTCACAGCATCCTGTGGGAACTGTACGCACACGCGAAGAACGTGCTGCAGAACCCGGCACTGGATCCATCCTTCCTGCCGGTCATCTTTGAAGCTGCCGCTGATGCTGACTGGCGCAGTGAAAAGGTCTGGCGCAGCTGCAATCCCGCACTGGGTGACTTCCGCAGTATTGATGAAATGCGCACCATGGCTGCCCGTGCGCAGGAGATACCTGCACAGGAAAACGTCTTTCGCAGGCTGTACCTGAATCAGTGGACTGAGCAGGCATCACGCTGGATACCCGTGGAAGCGTGGGACGCCTGCCGTCAGCGGCCACGTCTGTGGTCTGGTCCCTGCTACGTGGGTCTAGACTTGTCCACCACCACAGACATCACCGCCATGGTGGCTGTCTATCCTGACGCTGACGGCACTGGCTTCAGCGTGCGTGTGGCTGCCTTCCTACCTGGAGACAGACTGCGTGAACGTGGACTGCGTGACCGTTTGCCGTATGAACAATGGCGTGATGAAGGACACCTGATCATCACAGACGGCAGCATCGTGGACTATGAACGGGTGCGTGCGGAACTGAACACGTGGGCAGAAGACAGTGACGTGAAGGATGTGGCGTATGACCCGTGGAATGCTACGGACTTGGTGACGCGGCTGAAGGACCAGGACGGCTTCACGTGCGTGCCTATCCGTCAGGGATTCGCTAATCTATCCGCACCCACCAAGTCCGTGGAACGTGCCGTGCTGGGTGGCACGCTGCACCATGACGGTCACCCGGTGCTGCGGCACCACGTGGGGAACGTGGCCGTGGAGACTGACAGCGCCGGGAATATCAAGCCATCGAAGAAGCTGAGTACCGCACGCATAGACACGGTGGCCGCACTGGTCATGGCCGTGGACCGGATGGAACGGCAGACCGCACCAGCGCCAAAGGCATATCAGGCGTTCATCTTTGGCAGCCATCCGTGATGAAGAAGCGCATCGGCAGACCACCCATAGACGCCACTGACCGCAGCGTGTGCGTCACCATCCGGCTGCCGTCACGCAGGTATGACGCACTGGCACGGCAGGCACTGCAGCAGAAGCAGTCTCTGCCTGCGCTGGTCCGCTCTGCTTTGGACTTTAGAACCTTAAAGTCGCCTTCCCGCTGAACCCGGCGCACAGTGTCCAGCACACCACATGCTGGATCGTGCTTACGCCGTTCTAGACATCAAGTCCTTCGACGCTGACCAGCGTGTCATTGAAGGCATTGCATCCACGCCAGCCACTGACCGGCGTGGTGACGTGATGGAACCCGGTGGCGCACAGTTCACGCTACCCATGCCACTGCTGTGGCAGCACCAGCAGGCGCAGCCGGTGGGTGAAGTCACTGCCGCACGGGTGATGCCTGACGGTATCCACATCACGGCCAAGTTCGCGCAGGTCACTGAACCTGGGACGCTGAAGGACAGACTGGATGAAGCGTGGCAGTCCGTGAAGTCACGGCTGGTGCGTGGTCTGTCTGTCGGCTGGTCACCACTGGAAGCTGCACCTATCAAGTCCGGTGGACTGCATATCAAGCGGTGGGTATGGGCTGAACTGTCAGCCGTCACCATCCCGATGAACGTGCAGGCCACCATCACCAATATCAAATCGGCTGCGTTAAGCCATGACCAGTCCGGCGCTGCGGACCTGCCGACCGTGCGTGTCAGGAACACGCCACCCATGAATCAGACATACGCAGAACAGATCACGCAGCATGAAGCCAAGCGTGCCGCCGTCATCACGTCCATGCAGGATCTGATGGCCAAGTCGAGTGACGCAGGCACCACGCTGTCAGCGGACGAGACCAAGGTGTATGACGGACACAGTGCGGAAGTGAAGTCACTGGACGGACACATCACCCGGCTGCGCGAGATGGAAGCACTGAACGCCAGCGCCGCACGTCCAGTGGTGGTGCCGCAGCTGCAGCCGCAGACACCTGTGGTGCAGGTCAAGTCACTGATCCCGAAGGGTACGGCGTTCATCCGCATGGCGTGCGCCAAACTGGTCTGCAATGGCAATCTGTGGGAAGCAGCCGAGTACGCCAAGCGGTGGAATGACAGCACGCCTGAAGTGGCGCTGAACCTGAAGGCAGCCATTGCCGCAGGCACCACCACCGATGCCACGTGGGCAGCGCCGCTGATCAATCAGAACATCGCTGATGACTTCCTGGAACTGCTGCGGCCAGCCACCATCCTGGGCAAGATCAGTGGACTGCGGCAGGTGCCGTTCAATACCAAGGTGCCCAGTCAGACAGCTGGTGGTACATATTCCTGGGTCGGAGAAACAAAGCCGAAGCCAGTCTCAAAGCTGGCCTTCAGTTCAGAAGCACTGACCGTCAGCAAGGCCGCTGGCATCATTGTGCTGACGGAAGAACTGGTGCGGCTGTCCAATCCATCCGCAGAAGCACTGGTGCGGAAGGACATGGTGGCAGGCATTGCGCAGTTCCTGGATCAGCAGTTCATTGATCCGGCAGTGGCTGCCGTGGCTGGTGTGAATCCGGCCAGCATCACCAATGGTGCGCCGACCGCAGCGGCCACAGCCAATCCACTGGCTGACATCATGGCGCTGATTGGCCACTTCGCCAGCAATAACATTCCCGTGGGTGGCGTCAATATCATCCTGTCACCCACCAATGCGCTGTCGCTGTCCTTCAGGACGAACCTGGATGGCAGTCCGGTGTTCCCTGGTGTGGGTCTGGAAGGTGGCACATATAAGGGTCTGAACTTCATTACCAGCATGGCAGCGCAGGCACTAGTCATCGCGCTGCAGCCGGAACTGATCCTGTATGCGGATGATGGTGGCGTCACCATCGACGCCAGCCGCGAGGCGAGCATTCAGATGGACAGCGCACCCATGTCACCGGCAGACGCCACCACCGTGCTGGTGTCCCTGTGGCAAAACAATTGCGTAGGTCTGCGCGCCGAGCGGTTCGTGAACTGGAAGCGTGCAAACGCCAATGCCGTGAAGTACCTGACAGCCGCTGCTTACCCAGCGCCGTCAGGTGTGGAAGCGCAGGCTGAAACGCCGCAGGCCGGACGCCGCACAGCGCAGGCATAACGCATGCGCCTGTTCGGCATGGAACTGTCACGGACACGTGCGGCTGCTACTGCTGCGGCAGCTGCCGTGCCCGTGACACGGGGCACGGGCAGTGGCGGATGGTTCCCTGTCATTGTCCGTGACCACTATCCTGGTGCGTGGCAGAAGAACGATGAACTAGTCACAGGTCAGACAGCCATGTCATACGCGGCTGTCTTCTCCTGCACCACGCTGATTGCGCAGGACGTGGGGAAGCTGCGCCTGCGGCTGGTGGAGATGGACGCCGCAGGTATCTGGTCAGAGACTGCATCACCTGCCTTCAGTCCGGTGCTGCGCAAGCCGAACCGCTACCAGCTGATAAACAAATTCATCGAATACTGGCTGGTCAGCAAGCTGCGCTTTGGCAATGCCTACATCCTGAAGCAGCGTGACAGCCGTGGCGTGGTGGTGGCGCTGTACGGACTGGACCCACAGTCAGTCACCGTGCTGATTGCGCCGGATGGCAGCGTCTTCTATCAGCTGCAGCGCAGTGACTTGGCAGGTGTGCCGCAGGAAGGTGTGGCTGTGCCTGCCCGTGAAGTCATCCATGACCCCATGGTGCCGCTGTTTCATCCGCTGATTGGCGTGTCACCCATCTATGCCTGCGGACTGGTGGCGCTGCAGGGTCTGAAGATACAAGACAATTCCACGAACTTCTTTGGTAACGGCAGCAATCCGGGTGGCGTGCTGACTGCGCCGGGTTCTATAGACCAGACCACCGCTGACCGGCTGAAGCTATTTTGGGATCAGAACTATACCGGCGCAAACGTCGGCAAAGTGGCCGTGCTGGGTGATGGTCTGAAGTATGAACCCATGGCGGTGAATGCCGTGGATGCGCAGCTGATAGAGCAATTGAAGTGGACCACGGAAACGATCTGCGCCTGCTTCCATGTCCCGGCTGCGCTGATTGACAGCGGTGGTCATCCAGTCCCGTACGCCAATTCAGAACCTTTGATGCAGCAATACTATAGTCAGTGCCTTCAGTCACTGATTGTGGCGCTGGAACTATCACTGGATGACGGACTAGGACTGACCACGGTGCCGGATCATATCTACGGCACCGAGTTCGACATTGATGACTTGCTGTGGATGGACACAGCCACCAGGACAAAGGCAGCCACTGATGCAGTCAGTGGTGGCGTGCTGTCACCGGATGAAGCACGGAAGAAGTACTTTGGTATGGGCACTGTGCCCGGTGGTGGCAGTCCCATGGCACAGCAGCAGATGTTCTCATTGGCGGCGCTGGCTGAACGTGATGCCAACCAGCCGTTTGTGAAGCCAGCTGCGCCAGCCGCACCTGCCGCTGAAGAAGAAGACAGTGACCTGGATGTGTCTGCGCTGGCTGGCCTGCTGACAAAGGCATTTGATGAAGGGGGCACGTTGCATGGGTAGCACTGCGGCAGTGGCTGATCTGATTGCCATGACCATCCGTGCGGCGCTGGCACCCGTGCTGGCGCAGAACGCCATGCTGACCGAACGGTGCGCCGCGCTGGATGCACGGCTGGCAGGTGTAGAACCTGCCGTGACGCTGCTGCGTGAACGCACAGCCGTCATGGAAACACGGGCATACATTCCGGGACCACCGGGCAAGGATGGCGCAGCGGGTTCAGATGGCTTCTCCTGTGACGAGATGACGGCAGTGCAAGACCCCACTGACGCCAGACTTGTCACCCTGGCCTTCCGGCGTGGGGAACAGGTCAAGACCATCGGCACGCTGCGCCTGAATACGCCGCAGTACTGCGGCACCTATGAAGACGGCAAAGCGTACACGCCGGGTGATCAGGTCACGCACCGTGGCAGTCAGTGGCACTGCAATGCGGCCACGTCTGCACGTCCTGGTGACGGCGCTGCTGGGTGGACGCTGCAGGTGAAGTGTGGCCGTGATGGCAAGGACGCTGGCCGGTGACGCTGGTGACGCTGCAGGAAGTGAAGGGTCATCTGCGGCTGACCACCGCTGACGGGTCACCGGGTGAAGCTGACCTGACGCTGAAGACGGAAGGTGCGGAAGCTGCGGTGCTGCGCTGGGTGCGCAAGTCTGGCTTCGGCAGCACGAATGCGGAAGCGTGGACGGACGCCACCAGCACGCCAGCGGATGTGAAGGCAGCGGTGCTGCTGATGCTGACGGACCTGTGGCGCTTCCGTGGTGATGACGTGGGTGCGGCCATCTACTCTGCGCCACGCAATCCCGGTGAAGACTTGCCACCTGTGGTCATTGGCCTGCTGCGGCGCTACACAGATCCGGTGCTGGCGTGATTACCGCTGGACAGCTGGACAAGCTGGTGAACCTGGAAAGTGCAGGTGAACCCGTGGCGGACGGCACTGGTGGATTCACGGACGACTGGCAGCCGCTGAACCCGGCGCAGATGTGGGTGCGCATAGACGCTGCATCACAGGCGGACCAGGAAGCGGCAGCCGCTGCCGGTGGCACGGTCATCGGCCAGTCACTGTTCACCATTGGCCTGTTCTATCACCCACAGGTGACGCTGAAGACACGGCTGCGGTATCAAGACCCTGACCGTGGCGAGCGGACATTTCAGGTGATCAGCATGCGTGACCCTGATACGGCACGGCGTGAACTGACGCTGGTCTGTGCGGAACTGCACCCGTGAAGAACCAGCTGGTGATCAAAGGACTGAAGCAGGAACAGCAGAACCTGCTGCAGCTGCCGAACCGGATGGCCATGCAGGCATTGGACGTGGTGAACGCCACGGCCAAGGAAGCTGCCGCTGACATCAAAGCGCAGTATCCACGCCGGACAGGGAACCTGAAGCGCAGCGTGCGTGTGGAACGTGGGAAGAAGACCGGCGCAAAGCGGCTGGCGCAAGCCATTGCCACCGTGGTGGTGGGTTCACCCGTGGCGCACCTGATTGAACACGGCACGGTGCAGCGGCACACGTCATGGGGTCCAGAACACGGTGACCGTGGGCAGATGTTTGGCCTGAACATCTTCTGGCCACGTATCCTGCGTGCGAACCGTGAACTGCAGCCGCAGTACAGAGCCATTCTGCGTGCGGAAGGACTGAAGGTGACCGGCAGTGCCTAAGTCCGTATCTGTGGACACGGCGCTTGTCAGCGTGCTGGCCGCTGACGCCGCACTGCTGGCGCTGTGTCCCGGTGGCGTTTACTTTGGCACTGCGCCACAGAGCAGGCGGAACTTTGTGCTGGTCACGCTGGTGGCGTCCTTTGATCAGGCACAGTTCGCGGCAGCGCCGCAGCTGCGCCGTGCCATTGAAGACACCACTTATCTGGTGCGTGCCGTGATGCTGGACAGCGCCACGGGCAATGCGGATGACGCAGCGCAGCGCATTGATGAACTGTTAGAAGACCAGCCGCTGCAGATACCTGGATACGGCTGGCTGTCCACGGTGCGCACGGAACGGATTCGGTACCCTGAGACTGACACAGTAGACCAGACCATCCGATGGCAGCATCACGGTGGCCATTACCGGGTGCAGGTCACACCAATAGGAGAAGCACAATGATACTCGCAGGTCGTGACGGTCTGGTGAAGTGGGACGCCACTGGCGTGGGTGGCGTGTCTGCCATGCCGCTTGTCTCTATCAAATCCTGGAAGCTGTCACTGGCCACTGAGAAGATAAATGTGACCTGCTTCCAAGACACCAATCGCGTCTATATTCCCGGTATGCGTGACGTGTCCGGCGACCTGGGTGGCTTCTGGAATAGTGAAGATATGTCACTGATTGAAGCCAGTGCGCTGACTGCGCCGGGTTATCTGGAACTGATCCCGCACAGCAATGATCCCAGCACCGCCACGCCGTATGCGTTCAAGGGTCTGGCGTATATGGACGCTGAACTTGACACGGATGTGGAAGGTGCGCCAGCACTATCAGGCACCTTCATGGCTGCTGGTCCGTGGACACTGCCCACGTCAGCCATGGCACGTGCCCGTGCTGACCGTGACAGGGCGGCGTAAGGTTCACCGTGTTCCGCACGCTGGTTATGCGTGGGCAGCGTGGGTCCATCCTGTGGTCAGGCAGTAACGCCGCTGTTCTCAGCCAGTGGACACTGACCAAGGACGAGCAGAACCAGTTCACGCTGTCCGCACGCATTGACCGTGCGGACACCTTCCGCCTGCGGCAGCTGCCACTGTTATTCACGGCACCACGGGCAGCCAGACCGGCTGGCCTGTGGTGCTTCCCTGTCCTGCCGAAGACACTGCTGGTGCAAGGTGCGTCACTGACGGCGGCGCTGGGTCCACCTGAAGGAAGGTAAGTGCATGTCTGATGTCGTCACGCCACGCACCACGGTGCTGCCGCTGTCCAATGGCCGCAGCATCACGGTGCATGCGGAACTGAACCACGGCCAGCACATGGCCTACCTTGCCCGTGTCTACAGAGAGTCAGCAGACGGCACGCTGTCACGGGACATGCTGAAGACCGGCGATGCCATGGTCATGGCCTATCTGGTGGACTGGACGCTGACGGACAGCAGCGGCCAGCGCATTGACATTCAGGGTCTGCCACAGGATGAACTGCAGGACGTGTTCAATAACCTGCGCATTCCCGTGGCGCTGGAAGTGAAGCGTGCGGTGCAGGCACATGACGCAGCCATTGACGCTGCCGCTGACGCACTAAAAAAAACCGATTCTACAGACGCATCATCAGCAATGACCTTGCAGTCTGTCGGCTGACCGGACTGACCTGGGACACAGTGCAGACGCTACCCACGCACGTCTATTCCATCATCGCGGATGAACTGCGCCACGGCGCACGGACATAACACATGGCACTGTCCGCCACCTTCGATGCTGACTTCTCAGACTTTGTGCAGGAGTCCAATAAGGCAGCCGCTGCGCTGACATCTATCCATGATGAAGCAGACGCCACGTCTAACAGCGTGGCTGACATGGCCAGCCGGACCACGGTCAGCGCAGAGCAGGCAGCCACGGCGCTGGAAGGTATGGGCGCTAAAGCAGGCGCAGGCAGCTTGCCAAAGCTGACCAGCGGTCTGCGCTCCGTAGATGCGTCCATGAACGCACTGGGATTCAGCATCAGCAAGCCGGTGGCCGCACTGGAAGAACTAAGTACCGTGGCCACTAAAGGTGTCAGTTCACTGGGTGCGCTGGGCACGGCAGGTGCGGTGCTGGCCGCTGCCATTGCCGCATGGGAGTTCGGCAAATGGTCCATGCAGTTCACCGGCATGGCGGACACGTGGGATCGGATCTATGAATCATGGGGCATGAACGCCATACAGGCAGAGACACTGGCCAATAAGCAGGAAGTGCTGGCTAAGGCCAGCAAGACATCTGGCCGGACCATCACTGACCTGACGGAAGCGATGAAGATTAACTATGACGCGGTGAAGGGTGGCACAAAGGAAATGGATAACGCCATCCACCGGCAGGCATTGTGGGAGAAGGAGATTCGCCAGCACCGGGCTGAACTGCCAGCCATGTCTGCGGCCATTGATAACCACACAGCCACGGTGGCGGACCTGTCCCGTGAATACAAGATGTCGGAAGCCGCTATCACCTTCTATCTGGCCAAGACCAAGGACCAGACCGCTGCGCAGGATGAAGCCACCAGGAAGACGGAAGCCGCAGCGGAAGCGCAGAAGAAGCTGCGTGATCAGATGTTCGGCACCGAGCACATCACCAAGGCCAACGAATATCAGCTGGCGCTGGGTGGCATCCAGAACCTGACCAAGATGACCACGGAAGAACAGGCCAAACTGAACACGGAAGTAGGTCTGGCCATTGAAGCCTATAAGCGTATGGGCAAGGAAGCGCCACCGGAACTGAATAAGCTGTATAGCGCCACCGTGTCCATTGGCACCGTGACGGGTGGACTGGGTTCTGAATGGGGCAATGTCGGCACCAAGTTTGACGTGAGCATTGACCACATCCTGAAGGGAATCGAAGACGCAAAGAAGGCAGCGGCTGACTATGAAGCCGAAACGCAGCGCATGGCGCAGGAATATATTGACGGGCAATACAAAGGGAAGGCAGCCACGGACCAGACCACCGCAGCGGTGGAGCGGATGACCGTGGCTATGCGTGACTTTGGCAGCGTGAACCGCAGCGCATGGGAGTCCATGACGGCTGGCGCTGAACTGATGAAGGCATACCAGGACGCTGGCATTTTTGTCGGCATGCAGGGTGGTGCCATGACTGGGTATCAGGCGCAGCAGCGGAACCGCATGGCCACTGAAGCACCTGCCGCTGGTGCAGCGTGGGGCAATACCCTGAACGTGAACGTGAACAGCACGGACGCCAATGACATAGCAGGCAAGCTGGTGACCGAGATGCGTATGCAGGGGGTTCGCTTCTAAGTGGCGTCACACGCACACATTCCCGGCTGCGCACGGCTGAACGTCATGCGGCTGAACGCCGCACGGCTGAACTACTACGAGTCTATTGTCAGCGGCAGCGTCGGTGGCGTGGACAGGTCACGGAACCTGCGCATTGAAGGTGCCGCCATCCAGCATGCGCTGAATGACGTGGTGGACACAGCGGCTGTCAGCTGCCATGGGTTCACGCCAGTGGCTGGCCAGAAGCTGGACATCTATGACGGGGACCGCAGTCCGGCGCAGCAGCTGTTCGGTGGCCACATCCTACAGACCACCGTGCGGTATGAATCCAAGCACCAGAACGTGGCGTGGGATCTGGCAGGCATAGATCCCACATGGCTATTGAACAGGCAGCGTGTGCTGGAACGGTATATCGGTGCGGGTGCGAAGGAAGTCATTGCGAACCTGATAGTGCGGTTCACCCGTGGCATTGACTATTACACCTATGTCAGTATCCCGAACACCATCATTGACGAGATCACGTTCACCAATGAAACGGTGGCCGCCTGCCTGACGGCCATCTGTGAACGTATTGGTGCCTATTGGTATTTGGATTATCAGAACGGCCTGCACGTGTTCACGCAGGAAGTGACGAATGCCAACAGCATCACGGACGCAGCTGGGCACACGTCCAGTGACCACCAGCTGACGGAAGACTTGTCACAGGTGGTCACCCGTGTCATTGGCCGTGGCATGGGTGCTGGCGCTGCCGTGGACTTGCCTGCTAACGCCACGGAAGTGCCGATAGACCTGGGTGACCAGCAAAATTGGTACAGCCTGTCAGGTGGTCTGGCGGAAGTGAACGCCATGCGGCTGACGTATGCAGGCGTGCGTGGACTAGGTGCGGTCGGTGCGCTGGTGGGCAGCGGTAATGCGCCGAGCAATGCGCCGGTCATCACGCAGGCAGGTGGTGCGTCATCACTAGTGCCGGGTGGTGTCTATAAGTACGCCGTGTCGTTCCTGACTGCCAGCGGTGAGACTTTGCCGGGACCAACAGCCAGCGGCGCTGCCTCTGGTGCCATGCCACCAAATCCAGTACAGCCGACCATCCGTGACGCCGCATATGGTCCGTCACCGGGTGACATCAATCAGCCTGTGATTGGCGGCATCTACTATCTACGGATTACCTTTCCGTTCGATGGTCCGTCTTACGGCATCAGCAATCCCACTGGCGTGGTGTGGACTGGTAAGTACTGGCAGCTGTATGTTGGACCCACGGCGCTGTCACCGCTGGGCATCTATTACTACCCTGCCTTGCACCCTGGTGGCGTGGCACCAACAGCACGGTATCGGCAGATATGGATTGACCGCACGGCACCGCAGAATAACCCTGACCCGTTCGGGGCGGTCTACTATGGCGCGGGGCATCTGGATGTCCCGCAGTCTATTGTCTACAACGAATGGGTGACAATCTCGCCGGTCTGGTCTGACAGTGACACCATAGCAGGTGGTGGTGGCATACATCCACAAACGCCAGGACCGCCGTATGACTCGCTGTACCTGAACCAGCTTCCTAAGTCAGCGTTACCTGCCGTGACTGCGCGCAAGCTATACCGCACAGCGGCAGCAGGCACGCAGCTGAAGCTGCTGGCCACGCTGAACGCCACTGATACCGCGTATATAGACCGTGCTGCTGATGCCACGCTAGGTGCAAACGCACCGACCGCTGATACGTCAGCCATTCCATCTGACACGGCACAGCAGGTGGTGGCAGGGTCCACGGTGCTGCCAGTCTCAGGCACCGCGCCATTCGAGAATGACGGCGGCGCTGGCTGGGCACGTGTGGGGAACATGGTCATTCAGTACACAGGCATCGGCGCTGGCACGCTGACCGGACTGCCTGCCAGTGGTCCTGGTGCGCTGTCAGCCACGGTGCGGTATGGGGCACAGGTGCTGGTGCAGCCACGACTGGTCGGTGTGGTCGGCCTGACACGCAGCGTCCGCAAGGGTGACAATGTGGCCATCCGTCTTGAAGTGGAAGACGTGGCCGCGCAGGATGCGCTGGCCGCACGGCTGGGTGGCGTGCGTGCTGACGGCGTGGTGGAAGAACCCTACTCTGATTCACGGATGACGCTGCGTGAACTGCAGGAATATACCGAAGCACTATTAGCTGACCGCAAAGACCCACGGCGCACGCTGCGCTTTGATACCCGTGACACATCCTGTGAAGTGGGCCGCCTGATCACGGTGACATTAACGACGCCACCCATTAGCGGCACCTTCCGCATTCAGCGTGTGACGTTCAGCGAAATTGCCATCACTGGTGGACTTGGCAGGGTGCTGGCCAAGCGCAGCGTGGAAGCCAGCAGCAAGCTGTTTACGTTTGCGGACCTGCTGCGGCGTCTGCGGGGCAGAGAAGGTGGGGCACTGTAATGGCCTTAGATCGTACCTGGTTCAATGCGCTGGTGGATGATGACGGTACGAACACGGTCGGCAGCGTGTGGGACAAAGCAGATATTAAAAACCTGCTGGACAGCGTGGATAGTGAACTGGCGCGGCTGGAGTCTGCATGGATAGGCTTTACGCCTGCGCTTTACAGTGACGCTGGCGTCTGGTCTTCCGCTGGTGCGTATGTGAAGTACCGCAGAGACTTGCACGCCATGCGGATGCAAGTATCTATTGAGGCGTCGGCGCTGTCAGCAGCCACGGCTGCCATCCATGTCCAGCTGCCGGTGGTGTCCACTATATGGGCAGGGACACCAGCGAATGCCATACCTATCTTCCTGAATGGGGCGTATGAAATAGCGGCAGCCACTATCCCGCCAGCAAATAACGTGCTGACTATCTCCCGTGTGGGTGGACAGCAGTTTCCGGTCACCACTGGCCTGTATGTGCGTGGCCAGATCATCTACGAAATCTAGCTTCAGAAGGGAACGCACTGATGGCCATTGTTCAAGCGGGGAAGCAGTTCACGGCAGCGGACCTGAAGAATTCAGCAGGCCATGTGGCGGCCATGATCACCGAGTTCGTGGAACAAGGCATGGGCATGAAGGCGCAGCTGGAGTCATGGCCTGATGCTGACCTGATCACGCTGGGCCTGACGCAAGATGAAGTGAACGCAATCAAAGGTTTTTTTGTGGGTGACCTGCCTGCCATGGCGGCGCAGCTGCAGGCATCCAGCTGGATAAAGCAGCTGCTTGGCACTGGCGTCTGACAGCTGCGTGTCAGTGCCGCGTCCGTGCTTTGATGGCGCGCACCAGCCGCAGCACTTCTGTTGGCGTGTCTGCGTCCAGCGTGACGGGCACCAGCTGCAGCGTGTCCGTGAACCGTTCCACTGCACCACAGTAGAAGCACACGGCATAGTCACCCGGTGACGGTTGATCCGTCTGGCGCTGGGTGGCTGTGGCTGCGCTGTGGCGCTTGCCGCACACGTGGCAGCGCGAACCTGGAACACGGGTAGTCTGCATCAGTGAACCGTTCCTGACGTGGGTGGCTGAATGTCTGGTGGCAGCGCCGTGCGTGCAAGATCGCGCAGGTCTGGCGGCAGGTCTTCACAGCCAGCCACAAACATGGTGAAGCCGATGGCACGGGCAGCGGTCTGCTTCAGGCGGTCAGCCACACGTCTGGTGCGCCTGACGGTCAGCACGTTCACGGCAGACGCCAACAGGTTCAGGATGATGGACAGCAGCAGCAGCGTGGTGACCATAGGCAGAACGGCAGCGCAGCCAGCACCACCGTGGCTGGGTGCCCGAATGCAAGCACCCAGCGGCTGCAGGGACTGAGCAGGATTACCCAGCGCCGCCACAGCGTGACTGCGCTGCCGGGTGCGCACGCTATCACAGGGCCGTTCCATGATTACCCTGTGCTTACCGCTATGATTACGGCTGGGTGAATCAGGGTGAACGTGGGTGAAGTCAGCACGCAGAAACGTCAATGAATTCGGGCACCACGTTCACTGGGGTTCACTGACGTTCACCCCAGTAGCATGCTGCGGTAGTTCCTTCTGAACTTCCGTATACATGCACTTCACCCAATGAATACGGGCACATTCTGCGTGTGCCTTCCGGCCATGATTACCTAATGCACTACCGTTCAATTCGCGCCCGGTGAACCTGGATGAAGCTGGGTGAAGTCAGCGCAGCCTGCGCAGTTCCAGCCACCCAAGCAGGAGACTCCAGCGGTACGTATTCCCCAGCGGTCCTTCCCAGCGGTGGAACCTGAACCCGTGCCAGTCCGGCCACCACCAGACCAGCAGCGTGCTGCCTAGCACCATGCGTGTCTCCCGGCGTGGCCACCAGCCACGCAGTCAGAACCATGTCAGCTGCCGTGATCCGTGGCGCACGCAGCCGCTGGCGACCAGCAGCCTACCGTACAGCGAAACGCCGGACATGGGTGGGTGCCCGTGTCCGGCGTCCTGTCAGGCGGTCAGCTGCCCGTGCGTCTATCCGTCAGCCGTCTTCCTGCCGCACGGCACGTGCCTGCAGGATGCGGTCTATCCGTGCTATGCGGTCATCGCAGAACAGCACCGTGTCTGGCGTGGCTGCGTGCTGCCTGTCCAGCGTCAGTGCCGTGCGCAGGACCAGCAGGTCACGGGTGGTCATGTGCATCAGCAGACGGTCCACTGCCGCTGCGATGATGTCCAGTTCCGTCATGGTTCCAGTCCTGCCTTCTGCGCTGCTTCACGCACCCGGCGCAGCGTCTGCAGCTGGTCTTCCAGTGACGGGTGCATGGACTGCCACGCAGCCACGAACCCGTCAATGAATGCCAGAACAACCTGCGCACGGCTGATGCACTCACAGCCGGGACCAGTGACCTTAAAGCCACCAGTCGCCCAGCCTGCCGCAGCAGCGTCCAGCCGCTGCACGGTCAGTGGGCAGCCAGCTGGAACGTGTGCCTGCAGCCGTTCCAGCGTGCGCTGTTGCAGGTGGGTGAACTGACGGCTGCGTGCGCTGGTCATTAGCTGTCACCTTCCATGCGTGTCACCAGCTGTGTAAACCGGACGATGTACCGTTTTGCTCTGCTGATGTTCTCCTGCTGGTCTGGCGCTGGGTCACCTTCATCCGGCCAGCTGGCGTCAATCAGCATGTCCTGATAGCGGATGGCAGCACGCAGCGCCAGCAGAATGGTGCGCCGGTCAGTCACCGTGAAGTGCAGCGGCGTCTTCTTAGCCATCAGCGTCACCTGCGTCAGTCTCGCCAGCTTCCGCCAGCGTGCAGAGAATGGCGTCACCCACAATCACGTCACCCGGCACCAGCGCCATGCGTGTCAGCGCCGTGGCGTACCTGTTCACGGGTGCCGCTGGGCCACGCTTCCCGTCTTGATTGACGAACAGCACCACGGGCGTACCGTCAGGCTGGACCAGCACGTTCAGTCCCACCGCTTCAATGAACCCACCCACGAACCGCTGCAGTTCCTGAAGCGTGAACGCCGTGCGTCCATCTGGTGGTGACACTGGACGTGGCGCAGCGTCAGCAGGGAAGAAGATAGCCATATCAGCTGGCCTTCCGTGCATGCGCTGCTGCCTTCAGCCGTGCGTCTTCAGCGTGTTCACGTTCCTGCTGTGCGGCGTCTGCCTTCCGTGGCTGGTAGGCCACGTCATCTGCCTTCAACCGTGACCGCAGCCGTGCGTCATTGCGTGCCCAGTCAATCAATATCTCCTCGACCACCCAGCTGAATGACCTGCCTTCCGCATTGGCAATGGACTGGATGGCGTACTTGACCGCTGGCGGCAGACCGTTCCCTGACGGTATGCGGTGGTCACCAGACGCCAGCCGTGGCGCGATGCGTCGGTGCTTGGGTGGCCGGACTGTCCACCGCTTCATGCGTCACCACCCTTCTGCCGTGCTGTATGTTCACGCTTTGATTGCGCCATCTTCTTCCGCTTGCACGCTTGTCTGCCGCAGTGGACCTGCCGTGCGTAGTGCTGCGGCAGTGGCTTGAAGTCCTTGCCACAGTAGACGCACTGCTTGGGTGGCAGCGCCGAACTCGCACGTGACAGCTGGGTCTGGATAGCGTCAGCTGCGTTAATCACGTGACCCTTGGCAGGGACTTCCGCTGGCTTCCGCTTGGTGTACTTCCGTTTCACCTTCACGGCAGGCAGTGACCGTGACGCAGGCGGCAGATACTGATCCAGCGCCGCAGCCGCAATGGTCTGCCACTGCTTCCGGCGCATACCGTCCTGGTCCAGCGTCAGGTGCGGCGTCTGCTCAAGTTCCACACGTTCCACCAGAATGCGAATGGCGACGTTTGCCCGTAGTTCAAACGCCACGCCGCTGCTGCTGTTCAATAGCATGTCTGCTGTCTCCTTTTGTTTTGCTGTCTTCATGCGGCCACCTTCCGCTTCTGCGGTTTCGTGGTCAGTGGCGTGCGCTTCACGTTCTTCAGGATGGCAGCCACTTCCGCTGCATTCCCGTCCACGGCCAGCCGTGATGCTGTCTTTGATACGTGCCCGTACGTTGGGATCTGACGTGTGGACTTCCAGCCAGCGTGCTGGGCAATGGTCAGGTCACTGACGTTGCCACGGTCCATCATGGCCGTAATGGCTGTGTGCCTGAACGCATGGTGTGAACACTGCAGGCCGATGCGCTTGAAGTAATTGCAGAAGTTATCGCTGATCCGTTTGGAGTTCTGCATCAGCGTGCGTGCTGGGTTATACACAGTGGGGAACAGCAGCGCATCAGACTTGGACGCAAGCGCCATTAGCGTCTTCGCAAGGTCAAGCGGGATGGTGGACCTGTCACCATCACCACCCTTCAGCTTCTTAGTCACCCAGCCGTACTGCGTGCCATCAGCGTCAGTGGCAATACCCACGTGGCGGCGCTGCAGCGGGAAGACTTCAGACAGTCGCGCCGTCACTTCACGGGTGACCCTTGCGATGATGTCGTACGGGTGCGGCAGGCAGGCGTATGCTTGCGCCTGTTCTTCAGCGGTCAGCGGTCTGTGCTTCCGCTCCTTCTTCTGTGGTTCCCAGTTCCTGATACCTGCCACCTTCTGCCCGTTCACCAGCGCCGTCTTCCCGAAGATGGTGTGTGACAGGCCAGCGTGCTTGAACAGCACCCGGACACCAGCCAGTTCAGAATTCACTGTGTCCCGTGACACGCCGCTGTCCACCCGTTCCATGCGCCAGCGGTGTACGTCTGCAGGCGTCAGCGTGTGCATCAGGGTATCTGCGCCGACCACCGCAATAAAGGTGTTATGGATGCGCAGATAGCGGTCCCTGGTTTCTGCTGTGATCTCCTGCCTGCACGCTTCCCGGTACTGGTCACGGCACTGGATGACCTGCAGGCCACCAGTGGTCAACGGCTTCCCTTCATGCAGCGCCATGAATTCCCGGTCGTAAGGGTCACCCGTTTCACGTTTGATCCAGTGCGTGCGCACCTTGTCCGCATACCGTTCTGCGTCCAGCTTATTGGTGTGCGGCGTCTGCACCGGGATGGGGTTCCCACCTTTGAACTTAAACTGCGCTGCCCAGCAGTGCTTGCACCCTGCTGCACGCTTGTCCCGTTCACCGCACTTGCACCGCAAAAACACTTTCATTGTCAGACCCTATCTGCGACCATGGTCGCCTGCTGCTGTTAACTGGGGGAATGGGTGCGGTCTGCTTCCCGGCAGGCTGCACCCAGCTGTTCACTGCTCCAAAAACTGCTGCATGGTGGTCAGGAACATCCCACGCACGCTGACACCTTCACGCTTCGCCTTCGCCTGCACCTGCTTCCAGAACGTGGACGGTATGCGGCGCACCTTAAATTCCACGCCGTCACCGTGTGGCGTGAAGCCACGGGTATACGCACGTGTGGGACGCACGGTGCGTCCCACTGTTCCTGCGGTCTTCTTCTTCCTGGTCATCTGCTTCACCGCTGTTCTCCTGTCTTCACCCTGATGTCTGCCTTGATGACTTCTGGCCGCTGCCTGTTCATGGCTTCGCCAGTTTCCACCGCTGCCAGCATGTCTGACTCATACGCCGCATAGCGTTCAGATGCGCCACGGTAGTTCACCCGGTACTCACCTTCATCCGTTTTGCGGATGATGATGCCTGCTGCGGTCAGCCGCTGACGGCGCTGCGCCACGGTCAGCGCCGTGCTGGTCACCGTGATGGGTCCGTCAGTCAGCGTCACTGCCACACTGCCAGTGCAGCTGCGCAGCGCATCAGCGTCAGCCTGCGCAGCCGCTGCACGCTTGCGCAGGTACTGCAGACACTTCCCACATGACACCTTCTGCGTGTCTTCCGTGAGCACCAGCCGTGCTCGCAGCTTCTGTCCCTGATTGGCACCACACGGTGCCACCTGCCTGCCTGCGTTTACAAAGTGAATCACTATCGTTCTCCTGTTAACCGTCTGCCGTTTCAATGAGTTAACAGTATAGCACAATGGGGGGCATTCCTGGATGGACCCCCATTGTGCTCGCTATTCCTAGCAAAAACGGCCAGCGCCGTCAATACGACCTTGGTCCATCAGACGGACACGGACACGGGTGCCAACCTGCCAGCCTGATCCATATCGAACGGGATAATGGACCTTGGTCCATTACCCTGCGGCGCTGCCGATTGCGCTTGACCGTGCGCCGTGGCAGCCGTATCGTTGCGATTCTGCCGCTGCAGTCTCCCAGCTGCGGCGCTGTCTTTGTCCGGCGTTTGAAGGGTCCACCTGCGCACAGCCGCACCAGCTGCACCTGCAGCACCGTCCTTCCTTCCCCGCCTGACGCTTACGAAAATCACTCAAGTTCACCCACGTTCACTGACGTTCACTGTGGCACGTATGACGTTCACCACAGTTCACCGCAGTTTTCAGATTTTCAGAACGGTGGTGCGGTATGGCTGACGGTCGGCTTGTCCTTGAAGCTGGTGTCTATGACATTCCGGCCAGCGTCTATCACGCTGACCCATGCCCAGCGCCATCACTGTCCAGTTCCATTGCGCAGCGCATCTGCCAGTCATCGGCGGCGCACGCACGGCAGGCGCATCCACGGCTGAACCTGGATGCAGCGGACGAGAACTGCGATGCGTATGACATGGGCACCGCAGCGCACGCCATGCTGCTGGAAGGCACGGCTGCCGTGGCGGTCATTGATGCCAAGGACTGGCGCACGAATGCGGCCAAGGATGCACGGGACAAAGCACGGGCAGACGGACTGACGCCGCTGTTGGCCGCACGCTGGCTGGACCTGCAGGCCATGATGGTGGCTGCACGGCTGCAGCTGGCGCAGCACCGTGATGGTGGCAGCGCCATGTTCCTGAACGGTGAACCTGAACGCACGCTGATCTGGCAGGAACCATCCGGCGTCTGGTGCCGTGCCCGTCTGGACTGGCTGCGGCAGACGCCGCTATCAGTGGACGATTACAAAACCACCAGCGCCAGCGCCAATCCAGACAGCTGGTCCCGGTCCATGTTCAGCAGCGGCTGGGATCTGCAGGCTGCGTGGTATCTGCGTGGCGTGCAGGTGCTGACCGGCCACGTGGCCACCTTCCGCTTCTGCGTGCAGGAGACTTTCCCACCCTATGCGCTGTCCGTGATCAGTCTCGGTCCTGATGCGCTACTGCTGGCTGAGAAGAAGTGCATCTATGCGCTGGACATCTGGCAGCGGTGCCTACAGTCCGGTGACTGGACTGGATACCCACGCCAGACGTGCTATGCCACCCTGCCACCGTGGCACGAAGCGGAATGGCTTGAGAAGGAGATGCGATGACCAGCTGCAGCAGGAAGTTCCTGGTGATGCAGCTGTGCGCCGGACGTGTGCAGCTGGTGGCACGCTGCCAGTCCCTGCAGCATGCGCTGCACTGTGCAGCGTGGACACGTGGCCGTGCCTTCATTGCCAAGTCTGGCGAACCAGCCACGCTGAAGGCACGGGTGCTGAAGATGGCGCTGCTGCTGCTGCACGTGTCCGGCTGGGTGACTGACTATGGCCTTTGACTTCCGGCCAGCCACACGCGAAAACGTCGGCCTGCTGATTGGCCTGTCCGGCAGCAGCGGCAGCGGCAAGACGTTCACCGCCATGCGGCTGGCTGCCGGTATCAGCGGCGCTGCGCCGTTCTGCGTCATTGACACGGAAGCAGGCAGAGCGAAGCACTACGCTGACCGCTTCCGCTTTGACCACGGTGACCTGCGTGCGCCGTTCACACCAGACCGCTATGCGGAAGCCATCACCGCTGCCGCTGCCCGTGACTACGCAGTCATCGTGGTGGATTCAATGTCACATGAATGGGCTGGTGATGGTGGCGTGCTGGACCAGCAGGAAGATGAACTGGACCGGATGGCAGGCACGGACTGGAAGAAGCGGGAAGCCTGCAAGATGGCCAGCTGGATAAAGCCGAAGATGGCGCACAAACGGATGATGCAGCAGCTGCTGCAGGTCAGACCGCACCTAATTCTGTGCTTCCGTGCGGAACCCAAGATCGAAATGGTCCGCACGGACAAAGGCACATGGGAAGTCAGAGAGAAGCAGACGCTGACCGGGCTGAATGGCTGGGTGCCTATCAGTGAAAAGAACCTGCCCTATGAACTAACCGCGTCCTTCCTGCTGATGGCAGACCGTCCTGGTGTGCCGCTGCCTATCAAGCTACAGGAGCAGCACCGTGCGCTGTTCCCTGCCAATGAACCCATCACTGAGTCATCCGGCGTGCAGCTGGCCGCATGGGCAGCAGGTGGCAGCACGCCGGTCACCGTGAACCTGGAACAGCAGTGGCTGAAGAAGGTACTGGATGCCACCACGGCCACTGGCTTGAAGTACGTGGGCGAACAGCTGAAGACCGCTGAAGGACTGGACGCAGAAGCCATGGCATCACTGCGTGCTGCGTATGCCGTGCGCATGAAGAAACTGGCGCAGCGCCGCAGCGTGAAGGCATGACATGGAAGAAGCACACTGCCTGTTCTGTGGTGGCGCACGTCCTGGTCCCGGTCACCGCTGTGACGGGAAGCAGGGACACGTGGAAGCGCACATGGATGCTGACCCTGCCACCGGGCAGGAACACTGGACACCAGGACTGCGCATCCACGCTGCGGCTGATGAACCCGTGCTGGACGCCGCACGTGCGGCGCAGCTGTCAGACGCTGGCTGCCAGCAGTCCGGTGACCGTGCCGCTGATGACTGGAAGATGGACATGGTGCGTGGCATCTACGTCATCGCACGCCGTCAGCCGCTGTTGACCAGTGACGATCTGTGGGCGGAACTTGGTGCGGCTGCCGTGCAGCGGTGCAATCCGTCTGCGCTGGGTGGCGTGTTTCGGTCAGCTGCCCGTGATGGCCTTATCCGATTGACTGGAGACAGATTAGAGTCACGCAGACCAGCGCACCACAGGCGTCCACTGCGTGTCTGGCAGTCCCTGATATTTCGGGACGGCACAAAACAAATTGCTGACACATTGCTGACAGATAGGTGACATGGATGGTTGTCCACGACAGTCTGCTGACGCACCCAAAGGTAATGAAGGCTGGCGCACGTCTAGGCGCACGTGGTTCATCCACTATCATCCACCTTCACTTATGGGGCATCGCTTACGCACGCCAGCACCTGACTGACGGGTTCATCCCGCTGAAGGCAGTGGCGTCTTGTGGTGCCATTTCAAAGTGCAGTTTGGTCGCTGAAGCCATGTGCGCACGTGGTGTCAGGCTATGGCGAAAGGTGAAGGGTGGCTATCAAATCCATGACTTCCATGAATACAACCCAACTGCTGCAGCGGAACGGGTTAGGCGTGAGCGCAGCCGCAAGTACATGGCGCAATACCGGAAGGCGAAAGCGGAATGACTTCATACGAAAGCGGACAATGTAAGGGGTCTTACACATTGGCAAGGTACAGGTACTAAGAAGAAGTACTAGACAGAACCAGCTTTAAGTAGAGAAGCCATTGCTGATCCGTACAACCAGTAAATACCTACCCGACGCAGACGCCGGGAATGCACACGCTGAAGGAGAAGAACGCAATGCAGTCCTTCCACCAGCGGAAGCCAGTGCAGCTGCGGCAGCTGTGCGCTATAGCACGCCAGTTACTAGAAGCAGACCTGTCCATGGACGACGCCAAATGGCGGGAACGTATCAAGTGCCGCGTCATCCAGCTGGGTCTGACGTATCCACAGCCGCTGTCACTGCTGTCGGATGCCATGACGCAGGTGGACCGTGCGCTGCAAGGCCAGCGGCCATCACCACTGCCAGCAGCGCCGCACCAGGAACAGCCGCAGGTGCAGCCACTGACCACGGAAGAAGCACGGGCAGCACTGTCCCAGCTGCGGCAGCGGTTCGGCACGCCACCACCCATGAAGGCCATGCCATCCGCAGAACCACAGCTGATGACCACACGGGAGCGATACGCCACGGTGGCGCTGATAGAACAGCTGCGCACGCTTCACCGGCAGAAGAAGGCACGGGCAGAGACACCACAGGACGTGCAGCGTGACTGACCTGCAAGAAGACCACACGCCAAGTGGACGGCTGAAGACCGTGGAAGCACGGTGCGCTGCAGCGGAAGCAGTGGTGCAGGCACTGACTGCGGAAGTGACTGATCTGCAGGCACGCACGCAGCTGCTGGATATGTTTCACGCTGCGCTGACCCATGAAATACGCCAGCACACGGCTGCCATGCAGCGGCTGCTGCTGACCATTGAACGCACGGAAGAATCACTGCGATGAGACACGCACCCATGACCGCCGTGGAACGGCGCAGCGCCGTGCTGATGACACGGGCAGTGGCCATGCTGGACACGGCTGATGATGCACACCTGCCGCTGACCAGCCGTGAACGGGACACGCTGCGTGACGTGGCTGTGGCGCTGAAGCGTGTGGCGTCCACGCTGCAGCTGCTGCGGAAGGAAGCACATGAAGACACGGAAGAAGGGAACCAGGACCATGCCGAAACTTGCAGCCGCTGACATCAGGCCAGTACTTCTCCCACGCACCACCAGCAGTGCGGATGATGACCGGCTGTTAGACGTGGATCAGGCAGCTGAGATACTCGGCGTGAAGCGTGGCACCCTGTTCAATTGGGTATCACGCAGCCGCATTGAATACGTCAGGGTGGGCAGGCTGGTGAAGTTCACCCGTGCCGGTCTGCGCCGCTACATTGCACGGAACACGGCTGTGCCACGTGACTGACGTGGCCGCCACGGTTCTGGCGCACAGTATGTGTCTGTCTGGCTCTCGGCAGGACGGACAGCCGCATGGGGAACCTGTGCGCCGGATGTTAGTGGAAGGGGGCAGTGATGGGCAGACTGATGCACCTGACGTGTGACCACTGTGGCCGCAGTCTGGACCTGCCGGAAGACGCGGCGCTGCCGCTGGACTGGATGGAAGTCCGATGGGTGGAACCAGTCACCACGGAAGACTGTGACTGTGGACTTGATGCCACATTCTGTGGCTGGCGCTGCGCCGCCACGTTCTGCGCACAGATGGCGCAGCAGCAGCTGCTGCAGTCATCCGCATACGGGAGAAGACCGCAATGATCACGCTGCTGTTCACACTGCTGCTGCTGGTGGTGCTGTGGTTCGCGCTGCGCACCGTGTTCACGTCAGCATCACATCCACCACGGGTGCTGCTGCTGATTGATTTGGTGTTCCTGGTCATTGCCGTGTTCATTGTCCTGCGCTGGGCAGGACTGCTGATCTGAAGGGGAGAACATGAATATTCAAGACTACGGGCTGTACTTCTTCTCGGTCATTCAGAAGTCACCCGGTCAACCTGCGGATGACTATGAAGCGGTGCTGGGTGCCAGCACTATTCCAGCAGGACTGCCACAGTATCAGGTGCCAGACGCATCCATGCCCCATCACGCACTGACGCAGCAGATAGGCACGGATGGCCGCATTGCTGGCCGGATGTTCCTGCCCACCGCTGCGCCTGATGAACTTGGGTACTACTCGCACCCGGTCAGTCCGCTGCGTGATGGCCCGACACCAGGAACACTGCTGTGGGAATGGCGTGACCTGGGTGGTCCACCTGTGGTGACGCCGGGTGACAGCGGCAGCGGCACGCAGCCACCGGCTGGCATCACTGAAGAACAGGTGCAGGCCATGATTGACGCGGCTGTGGCACCACTGACTTCACAGATGGCCACCATGCAGGAAGCACTGGCCGCACCGCTGCGTGCGCATGGTCCGGTGAACTTGCCCATCGTGGTGGAGTCTCTGACCAGCATGCGTGCCAAGGGTGACATTGACGTGGACGTGCTACCTGGAACAGCCACGCCACCTGCGGACACCAGTGGTGATGCGCCGGACATCAGCGGTGCGGCGCTGCTGCTGTGGCTGCGCAAGCGTGATGACGCGGGAGAACAGCCGTGACCCTGTTCTGCAATACCTGCCACACCAAGTGGACTGAAGCGTGTCTGGATGTGTATGACCGCTGCCCGTTCACGGACTGTGGTGGCAGGCTGACGCTGAAGCCACCCAAGGATAAGCAGAAGAAGCAGCGCAGCGTGCGTCAGGTGGACGTGCTGCCGCTGCTGCGGAAGGCAGGACTGCCCACATGACACGCCACGGCAACAGACAGCCACTAGATACCGGCAGCACCACGGATGACACCAGACTGTTGGGACACATCACGGCTGCACGGCTGGACCAGGACTATGGGGCCATGGCTCGCATCATCCTGCACTTCTATGCGGATGAAGTGCGTGCGGCACGGACACCACGCCGTCAGCTGTATGTCCACATTGCCATGCTGGTCAGTGCGCTGTCTGCGGCAGTGGGTGAACCACTGGACTATGCGCCAGTGGTGAAGAAGCTGGACTGACTGCAAGCGTGTGGGGCGGCAGCGTGGTGTCTATAACGCCATTCGGACTGCCCTTGAAGACATCAACAGTGAGGACATCAGGAAGGCGACCATGGAAGCAGACAGCGGTGCCAAGCACCACGCAGCCACTGGGCGCAAACACAGACCACGGAAGTGACCATGTTTCACGTGCCTGAACTTGCACGGCTGACACTGGCTGCAGCGGCACCGCAGCAGCTGCTGTCTGACAGGACGGATGGCAATAACGGCGCGTTCGCTGTGCCGTCTGTTGAACCTGGATGGAACCTGTTCATGCTGGCGAGTGACGGCGCTGGCTGGGAACACGTCAGTGTGCATGCACGCCGTGGCACGCAGACACGCACGCCAAACTGGCGGGAGATGTGTCACGTGAAGGATCTATTTTGGGACGACGACGATGCGGTGATGCAGCTGCATCCACGCCGTGCGGACTACGTGAACATGCACCCAAACGTGCTGCACCTGTGGCGTCCCACATGGACAGCCGTGCCGCTGCCTGATCCCGTGCTGGTGTGAGTCAGATAAAGCCATGGGTATGAATGGCAACGGCAGACCGCGCATCACCCTGAATGAACAGGAACAGCGTATCGCACGCTGGATGGGAAAACAGCGAAATGAAGTCTGCCAGCGGCTGCGGTTCCCTAACACACGTATCACGCCGCACCAGTCATCCGAAGTAGTCAACGTCAATGGCTATGGCGCTGAGATGGCACTATGCAAGCAATTCAATCTGTATCCAGACTTTGACATCACGCCACGCCGTGGCACAGCAGACTGCTGTTCACACTTTGGCGAGACTATTGACGTGAAAGCCACGCAGCACCAGCACGGTCGGCTATTGGCCGTGCATCATAAGCAGCTGCTGGCCGCTGATACTTACGTGCTGATGATTGTGGACTGGCCGGACTTCTCCTTTACTGGGTATGCGCTGGCGTCTGAACTACTGACACCAGAACGGCTAAAGGACTTAGGGCACGGCCCTACCTATGGACTGGAACAGCACCTGCTGCGTGGCCACAGGTGATGCCCAGCGCACCACTGCCACCGTGCCGTGCCCCAGGATGCCCAGTCCTTGGACCGTGCGCTGCGCATGACCAGACACGGGACCAGCTGCAGCCGTGGCGTGCGTGGTACCGCATTGCACGCTGGCGTCATCCGGTATGGGGTCTGCGGTCACAGGTACTGCGTGACCAGCCACTGTGCGTGGACTGCCGTGCAGCAGGCAGAGTGACCGCAGCGGTGGACGTGGACCACATCACGCCGCACCACGGTGACCCGCTGCTGTTCTGGTCACGGCATAACCTGCAGGGTCTGTGCAAGGTGCATCACACAGAGAAGACACAGAGAGAACAGGGACATGGTGAATGACCAGGACATGCGGCGCTGGTGTGAAGGCATCACCAAGCAGACATTCGCCCAGCAGATCCAGCCACAAGGGAAGCCATACCTGCTGCGCTACTTCATTATCGGCTGGAACCCGCTGACCAAGCAGGCCAAGTCCACTATGTACCTACACCACTTCCTGGCATCAGACCCTGATGGTGAAGTGCATTCCCATCCATGGGCATGGGGTCTGTCTCTGATACTGGCTGGCGCATACCGTGAACACCGCTGCACGGCTGGTGTCAGCACCGTGCGTGACTATGAACCTGGAAGCGTGAACGTGTTCACGGCAGATGACCAGCACCGTATTGAACTGCTGACGCCAGACTGCTGGACCCTGTTCATGGTGGGTCCATACCTGCAGCCGTGGACGTTCCACCCAGCGTGTGAATGACCGTGCTGCTGATTGCCTGCGTCCTGATAGTGGCAGCGGCGCTGCTGCTGTCCGTGGTGTCAGCTGGCCACCAGAAGGCACGGCGTGCAGAGCAGGAACGGCAGAAGGTGCGTGACGCTGGCCTGCCACCACTGGAATGAAGGGGGGCACCACCTGCGCACGGCGCAGCAGCGTGGGGCATGGGGGCAGTAGGGGGCATGGGTGCCGCAGCGCAGGGGGCACCTGCTACCAGGAAGGGGGGGCATAGCCACCGGCATGGGTATGTCTCCCACAAAAATGGCACTTACCACCACGGGTGCGGAAGGAGTGCAGATGCAGGATGAACTGCAGCAGCTGGTCCAGTTCATACAGGACGACATCACCTTCCATGAACGCAGCCGTGCGCTGCGCCTGCCACCGGCAGAACGGGCACGGCGCATCCACCAGCGGCAGGCGTGGATAGTCCTGGTGCAGCAGCTGGCCGCAGCCGCAGCCGCAGAGAATTGTGCGGACAATGACGGGAAGAACGTGGCGCAGCCGGACGCTGACCGCTGACCGCTGAACAGGATGTGCGGTTAGCGAAAGTCAGCGCCGCAGTGGGGGGGCATGGCAGTGTCTGTAAGTGAAGGCATCGCCCTAAC